AGTTCGGGTCTTGATGTAACTGGCGCAATTACTGCAACCAGCACCATCACTGGTACTACTCTTGAGGCAACAGGAGATACTGCTGCTGGAGATAATGCGGCCCTTGGTTATACTGCTGCTGAAGGTCTTATCCTTACAGGGCAAGGCAGCACAAACGATGTCACGATTAAGAATGATGCCGATGCTGATGTAATTGAGATTCCGACAGGAACTACAAATGTTACCGTTGCTGGAACTTTGGGTACTGGTGGTCTTATTACTTCTGGCGCTGGTATTGTAATTGCCAACGCTGGTAATATCGGTTCTGCTGGTGACGCAGACGCAATCGCAATTGCTTCTGATGGTGTTGTGACATTCAGTCAAGTACCTGTACTTCCCAACAATACTATTGAAACTGCTGATATCCAAGCAGATGCGATAACGGGCGCAAAGATTGCTGATGATGCAATCAATTCAGAACACTATGCAGCGGATTCTATTGATGAAGAGCATATCGCCAATGATGCCGTTGGTTCAGCAGAATTAAAAACCCTTTCAACTCTGTTGGTTAAGAACTCTGCTGGTTCTACCTTGAAAACAATTCACGGTGCGGGCGCATAGTTACTATTATAATTAGATGTGGACATGATGTATAAATACTAATACAGATTAGAGGAAACGGAAAATGACAGCAATCATAACAGAAAAATTTAGACTTCATAACGCAACTCAATTCTTTGAGTCTTTTAGTGAAGCAGCAAAGAGTACATACTATATGATGATTGGTAAGTCTACTCCTTTCACGGCAGGAACTAGTGGTGGAACAGATTCGGCACCACCTACTCCAGCTGATGATGTAACCAGTGAGTTTAATGTTTGGGATCAAGCTATCGCAGCAAAAAATATTGCAGCAGGTGATGCTAGTCATGCAATTTCTCGACTTAACTGGGCAAACACTACGACTTTTGATATGTACGAAAGCGATGTTAGCTCTAGTAATCTAACTACATCTGGTCAATCCAGTATTTACCAATCCACATTTTTCTTCCGTACATCTGATAATCGTGTGTATAAGGTTATAGACAATAACGGTGGAACTGCTTACTCTGGTTCTGAACCTACCTCTGAATCAACTTCTCCCTTTGCTCAAGGTGGTTATGTTCTAAAATATATGTACAAAATTACCAGTGCAGAACAAACAAAGTTCTTGACGACAGACTTTATGCCTGTTAGTACTGATTCTACTGTTTCTGCTGCAGCCGTTGATGGTAAAATTGAAAGTCTTATTGTAACTGGTGGAACTGGATATACAGATGGTACTTATTATGTAGCAGTAAACGGTGATGGATCAAGTGCAGGGACAAGTTCTGGTGCAATTATATCTTTCGTGGTTTCTAGTGGTGCTATTGCAGATTTTGGTCTTACTTCTGGAACTGATACAATCGTTTATTCTGGTGGTACTAATTATACCTTTGGAACAGTTACACTTACAGATGACACAGTATTTGCAAATGCAGGACTAACAACTGCTGTAGATTCTGGGGACATTGATAATGGTAGTGACGGTGTAATCAAAGTTGTAATTAGTCCAAAGGGAGGTCATGGTTTTAATGCGGTCAACGAACTTGGTGGTCACTTTGTAATAATGAATACATTGTTCGTTGGTGCAGAGGGCGATGACCTTCTTACAGGAAATGATTTCCGTAATATTTCGATTGTTACTGAACCAACAAATTTTGGAACAACAACAGTTGCAACATCTACAACAGCTCGACAAACTTATGCACTAAAGTTGGCTAGCACCAGTGGCACATTTACTGCTGATGAAAAGATTACACAAGCAACAACCCTTGCAATTGGTAAGGTTGTTCAGTGGGATGCTAATAACAACATTCTTTATTATCAGCAGGAAAGATATCCAAATTACGGCACATCTACAGTTGGTGCATATATTGCTTTTTCTGGCGCAAATGTTGTTACGGGCGCAACTTCTGGGGCAACTGGGACACCTGATGCATCAGCGGATAGTGCAGTAACTCTTGCTAACTCAAATACTATCACATTTACTGATGGTTATGCAAACCCAGAACTTGAACCAGATAGTGGTAATGTAGTCTATATAGAAAACAGAGCCCCCATCACCCGTGCGACAGATCAAACGGAAGATATCAAAATTGTAGTGGAATTCTAATATGGCACAAAAGACAAATCTTAACGCAGCACCGTACTTTGATGATTTTAATGCAGAGAATAATTATCACAGAATTCTCTTTCGTCCGGGATATGCAGTTCAGGCAAGAGAGTTAACGCAACTTCAAAGCGCATTACAACATCAAATTGAAGCACATGGAAGTCATATTTTTCGTGAGGGTGCATTGGTTGTGCCGGGTCAAGGGACGACTCAAGATTATTATAGTTTGAAACTCGCAAGCACCTTTAATGGTCAAGAGGTTGATCCTTCACAATACTATAACGTAGACAGTCCTACAACTATTACAGGTGTAACAACGGGTGTTACCGCAAAGGTTATTGGTTTTGCAGCTGCGACGACTACAGATCAACCACTCCTTTATCTTTCATATGAACGTGCGGGAACTGACTTTGAAACTACAGCTTTTGCTGATAATGAAAATCTTACTGCTAATACTGCAATATCACATTCAACAGCAAGTTATGCTGTAAATGTTGCATCTGTTACAACATACAATTCTGTGTATAGTGTCGCTGCAGGATCAACCTTAGCACAACTTGCAAGTGCAGAAGGTCCAGCATCAAGAACAGGTATTGCGTTTCGCATAGAATCTGGTATTTACTATATTCGTGGTTTCTTTGTTAACAACCTAGAAGAAACTCTAGTTCTTAATAATTATGATAGAACTTATACGGGAACAGTTGGGTTTTCAGTAAGCGAAACTATTGTTACACCAGAAGATGCAGAGTCTCTATTAGATAATTCTACAGGGTCAACTAACTATGCTGCGAAAGGCGCACATAGATTAAGTGTTTCTGTTGCACTCTCTGCTATTACGACTTCAACGGACACAACCAATTTTATCGCTCTGGTTGATCTCAAAGAAGGTAAATCATCTATAATTGGTCGCCGGACCCCATATTCTCAACTTGCAGATGAAATGGCAAGAAGGACTAATGATGAATCTGGAAGTTATACGATTCGACCATTTGAATTTACCATAGGTGAATCAGTAGATGTTAGTGTACGTAACGATAATCTACAGGGTAGATATACTGTGGGTGCGACAACTGATGATGGCAAAATCGCTAGCAGCGATCTTTTAGCTCTTACCATATCACCGGGTAAAATGTACGTCAGGGGTTATGAAATTGATAAGACTCGAACTACCATAAAAGATATTTCTAAAGCAAGAGATTTTGAAACTACTAATGCTGGTGTTACAACTTTTGACATTGGTAATTATGCACTCATTACAAATGTATACAATACTCCAGACATTACACAAATATCTGGAGAAACTACTCCATTCAATACTGTACAATTCTATGATGCTGAAAATTCAACTAGAGGTTCTGCGAATGGTAATTTAATTGGTGTTGGACGAGCTAGAGGAATTGAATTTGATTCTGGTACTGCTGGATCGAATGCATTTGCGTCCGGTTCTCGTTATAAATTATATCTTTTCGATATACGTCCATTTACAAAACTAACTTTGAGTGACACTCCATCACCAACACTTCTTGCAACACATGCAAACGGTGGTGTATTAATCACGGGTGTAACTTCTGGTGCTAGAGGTTATGTATATGCAGATGGAACTTCTGGAACTTCAGTAAATCTAATTTCTGTAGTTGGTACATTTAGAGCCGGGGAAGAGATTACATCTTCCGATTCTGCTGAAACAGGTGGAATTGTTGAGAATAGTAGTAATGCAGATATTACCGTAACTAAATCAGAAACTTTTACTTTTAATAATTTTAGACAGGTTTATATGGAGGATGCAGATAGTGGTCAAGACTTTACTGCTAATCTTGTTCTTGAAACTGTAGGTAATGTTTTTGCTGATATTTCTCTAGAAGAAGATTCATTATCATCTATTGAATTAGAAACTGAAACAAGCTCTAGTGGTAGAATTATCCAAGAAGATGCTCAAAGTTCAGTAGTCGCAAAACTAAGAGATACAGAGAAAAATCTAGCAGTATTTAAACTTCCACGAGGCAATATTAAAACACTTCTGACCGCAACTAATTCTGGTTTAAGTGATACGCAATATACAGTTCGTAGACAGTTTATTGGAATTACAAACGGTTCTGGTGTTGTTACCTTTAATGCGGGTACAAATGAAACATTTTTATCTCACAGTGAAGCAGACTATACATTATCTATTCTTACTGCTGGTGGTGGAACAGGAGAACAGGGTGATCTCGTTAGTATCTCTGGTAAAATTAGTGGTGGTGGATCATCAACTCTTACTATTACAGATGCAACTATCTTGGGGAGTGCAGCAAAAATAAAACTTACTGCGACAATTCTTAAAACTTCTGTTCAATCAAAGACTAAAACCACTAAACTTATGAAACAACTAAAAGTAACTTCTGGAACAACAGATGCCTATGGAACTCGTCCAACAGATGACACTATTTCCCTTGGCCGTGGGGATGTGTATAATGTCCTTGCAGTGTTTGACTCAGAGGGAGCAAGCACGGATGCACTTGCTCCAGAATTTACTACAAGTAATCAATCAGGAACATTTACCAGAGGTGAAAAAATCACTGGTGGAACAAGTGACGCAACTGCAAGAATTGTTGATATTACATCTCCGATGAGTTATGTTTTATCTACTTCACTTTCCTTTGTATCGGGGGAAACAATCACTGGTGAAAGCTCCGGTGCAACTGCTACTGTTGGAACTCTTACAGATGGTAGTGTGGATATCAAATCTAAATATACTTTTGATTCCGCTTACAGAGACAATTTCTATGATATTGCTAGAATTATAAGAAAAGGTTCTGAACCCGCACCCACAGGAAGATTGCTCATTATATATGATTATTTTGAACATGGTACGGGAGACATGTTAACAGTCGACTCTTATGTTGATGTTGCTAATCAAATGGACTATGAAGATATTAGGCCTGCATTGATTGATTCATATGATTTTAGGCCAAAGGTTGAAGATATTGCTGGTACATCAAGAACACTAGGGGTTATTGATGAAATTACAGGAAACTCTTTTGACTTCTACTCTAGACAATATGATGGTGCTGGTGCATCAATTTCTGATTTTGTTAAACCCGGTTCTAATATTCAATCAGACTTTGAGTATTTTCTTGGAAGGAAAGACGTAGTTGTAATTGATGACACTGGATCAATTGTTGTTATTGAAGGATCATCATCAATTTCGCCAGTAAAACCTGACATTCCATCAAATTCTGTGAAACTTGCTGATTTAACTATCCCACCATTTACTCCTAAGCCGGAAAAAGTAACTATTGAAAGAACAAGAAATCAAAGATTTACCATGAAAGATATTGGTAAACTTAGCCGACGACTTGGTAATGTTGAAAAAATAACAACTCTAAATCTATTGGAAAGAAATGCTTTAGGTTTTGAGACGTTGGATGCTAACGGACTGAGTAGATTTAAGTCAGGAATTGTTGTTGATAATTTCCAAGGTCATAGAGTTGGTGATGCCAGTCATAAAGATTATAAAAACTCTATGGATTTTTCGAAGGGGGAGTTGCGACCAATTCATGTTTCCAAATCCATCGATTTAGAAGAAAATGTTTCAACTGATTCTGCAAGAACTTCTGCTGGTTATCAGAAGACAGGTGATCTTATAACTCTTCCATATACAGAAGTGGTATTAACAGAACAACCATTTGCTAGTACTGTTGAAAGAGTTGCACCGTTCATGACTGCGACATGGAAAGGTGTAATGACCATAGACCCAACACAGGATAACTGGATGGAAACAGAAATTGCTCCCCAGTTGATTATTAACCGTGAGGGTAACTATGATGCAACTGTTGCTGCTATTGGTAATAATATGGGTACTGTTTGGAA